AGCAAGACAAAATCAAGGAGTAGATGAAAGATCAATCTTAGTTATTGGTCAATTGATAAGCGGAGCTGCTACAAGCGGTGAATTAGTGGAGGGATTAATAAGTGATTCACAATTTAACGATGCTTTCGGCCGTAATTCTCATATTGCAAAGGCTGGTAGATCATTATTAGATAGATTATCAATTTCAAGAATTAAACCAAAAGTTGATGCAATCGCTCTTGCAGATGCAGGGGGTGCAGTTGATGCAACTGGTTCAGTTGCTTTTTCTGGGACTGCTACAGCTTCAGGAACTATAACAGTTTATATTGATTCAATAAAGAATGGTAAATATGAAATAGCTGTTACAAGTGGAGATACAGCGACAATAATCGGCGATGCTTTGGAGGCTGCTATTACTGCTAATTTAGATAGCCCCGTTAGTGCTTCAAATACAGCTGGTACGGTTACCTTAACTGCTTTAAACGGTGGAACGGAAGGTAATGATATTAGTATTAAACATATTGGCACTGTTGCAGGAATTACAACAACTGACACGGCAATGTCAGGAGGTGCAACTAACCCTACATTAACAAACTTATTTGATCCAATAGCAGATAAAAGATATACTTCAATCATATATCCGGAGTCTTGGGGAACTACAACATTAACTGACTTTTTAGAAGCTAGATTTAATGTTGATGATAATATATTAGATGGTATTGGTATAGTCTCTAAAAAAGATACCTTTGCTAATTTAAACACAACCTTAGACGGATTAAACTTAAAAACTTTAACTTATATTCCAAATAAATTAAATACCGATTCAGATTATCAAGGTGGTGGCATTTTTGAAAGCTCAATAGTAATTGCAGCTAGAAAAGCAGGTGAAAGAGAATTAAGAATGACAATAGGGTCAAACACTTCTACAATAGTTACAAACGGTCAAGGAACTGGCGGGTCATTCTTTTCATCAATACCTTATGCTAATACTCCTGATACTGGCTTACCAGTTATTCCAACAGGAAAAGGCTTTACAGACGTAGAGGCTTTAGAATTAAGAAATAGTGGTGGTTGGTTATTACGAAACAATCCAAATAACACAATCTTAATTTCTGGTGAGGCGGTAACTACTTATAAAACTGATGTTTTAGGAAATCCGGATAATACTTTTAAATTTTTAAACTTTATTGATACATTATCTATCGCTAGAGAATATATCTTTAACAACGCAAAGGCAGACTTTACTCAAAGAGTTTTGACAACTGGTAATGTTATTGCAGGTTCTGCTCAAGTAAATGCACAATCAATTTTAAATACCTTTATGAGTTATTATGCCACTTTAAGCGGTATTAATGGCGATACTGATTATCTAACCCTAAGAGCTGGCGAAGAAGAGCGTAAGGCATATAAAAAAGAGATTGAGGATAGTATCCAGATTAATTTATCTACTGGTACAGTTACTCTTGATCAGATAGCTAATATAGTTTCTCAATTAAGAAATATTATAATTAACATAACTCCAACTTTTGAATAATGGCAAACGACAAAATACAAGTAGCAATTAATGGTAATGTGGTTGCATATGAGGGCAACATTACTTATTCACTAGGTAAAAATACAATAGTTTTTAATCCTCAAACTAATGGGAAGCTAATAAAAACTAAAGATATATCTAGTGCGGTTGGTATGGTAACAATACCCATTAGATGTACTGATGAAAATGTGGAGTTATTTAGAAGTTTTGACGGTCAAGAAAATGTTATTCAGATTGGGGATATTTCTTTTTCTGGAATGGAATATGAAGTTTTTCCAGATATTCAAGATTTAGAAGTTGTTGATTTTATTTTTAAAGGTAATCCAGCGGTATAATGAAAAAAGATTTTATAGAATTTAAGTTAAGTAAATCAATTAATACTTCGGTTGGAAGTGAACTAAAAGATTTAGATACTCTTTATTTAAAATGCTTCAATATTGCCGATCATAGAAACGCAACTATTTCACTAAGAAACCAATATAAAAGGATGGTAATTGATGTATTACCAGAATTAGAAAAATTACCGAAGCCAAAAGATCAAGAGGGTTCAGGAGAACAAAAGGCAGAAGATATAAGAGAATTATTTTCAATATTTGATGGCGATAAATTTATTGTTTTCTTAGATAAGTTTTTAGAGTTTTTTAAATTAGATATTTTATTTAAAGATGAAAACTTTAAACATAAAGCAAATGATATTGATATTAAAAAAATCAATCCAGATGATATTGAGTTGTTAATTGCTAAATATATTGAGGTTTTTTTTCTCTCATCTTGGATGAAATAAGCGAATTAGATTCTTTAATCTGTAATTTAGCTCATTTTTATAAAGGGTCAGCAAGTTTTGAATGGCTAGAAAAACAGCCAATGTCAAAAATGGTTAGACTAAGTAAAGAGGCTAGTAAGATTAATAAAGCAATGCAACCAAAAGAAAGATGAGTTTTAAAACAAGCTACATATATGATTTAGTAGATAAAATAAGTCCTAAACTTAAAAAAGTTAATTCTAGTTTACAAAAAACATCTACACAATCGAAAAAGACAGGGGAAAAGGCTTCTAACTCATTTAAAAAATTCAATAAATCATTAAAGCCAGTAAAAAATAATATAGATAAATTAAGAAAGTCATTTAAAAGCTTTAATAGTGAGGTGGGTGTAAAATTATCAGCTACCTTTAGTGCATTTACTTTTTTATCTCTTAGGGGTTTTAATAAACAAGCTCAAGCCTTAGAGGCTGTAAGGGTAGGTCTTGATTCCACTAATAACGCAGCAAAATTAACCTTTGAAACTTTAAGAAAAGAGGCTACAAGACTCCAGAGAGAAACTTTATTCGGAGATGAAGAGATTTTAACGGGTGCTACTGCTCAATTATTGACATTTACAAACATTGCCGGCAAGGAATTTTTAAGAACGCAGCAGGCGGTTTTAGATGTTGCTTCAAGATTATCATTAGCTAGAGGCGGTGCGGTTGATTTAACTTCAACAGCAATCCAATTAGGTAAAGCTTTAAATGATCCTGTTGCCAATCTTGGTGCATTAGGTAGGTCAGGTATTCAATTTTCCAAAGACCAAAAAGCGACAATAAAAAGATTCGCAGAAACTAACCAACTGGCAAAGGCTCAAAAATTAATTTTAGACGAACTAGATAAGCAGTACGGAGGGACGGCAAAGGCATTAGCTAAGGTTGGAACTGGTCCATTAAAGCAATTAATAAATGCTTTTGGAGATCTAGCGGAGCAAATAGGAAAAGAACAATTTAAGGTTATAGAGCCGTTAATTAAGTCATTAAGAAAAATGGCAGATGGCTTTAATAATTTATCCCCTACTATTAAAAAAACAATAGCTATATTTTCTTTAATTGCAATAACGATCGCTCCTTTGCTTGCCAGTCTTGGATTGTTTGCTATCGCTATTAAGGCATTAATAACCCCTATTGCGGTGCTAGGAGTTGGTATAAAATTCTTAGCTTTAAAATCTTTAAAACTTTTAATAATTAGTATAAAAGGAGTGGGAATTGCATTGAGATTCTTAGCTTTAAATTCTATTGGTCTTTTGATAGGAGGTATTGCCAGCTTGTCAATCGCAATGTTCTTAATGAGAGATGATGTTGCTAAGGTTTTTGATTGGATTGGCAACAAAATAAGCTCAATTATAAATGTGATTAGCAATAAAATAGATTCCTTTTCAAACAAAATAGCTAATTTTGCAGAGAGTATCGGCTTTGATCTAGGTATTAGTAAGGGTCAAGAATTAGATAAAATCTTACAACAACAAAAAAGAGAATTATCTTTTAGAGTTGAAAGAAGTCAGTCAGTTGATGTTGGGGGAACTTTAGGAATTAATATTAATGCCCCATCAGGAACTAGTGCTAATTTTACACCAGTTAATAACAACCCTATGCGGACAAATATGAGTTTTACACAATCTAACCCATTACTAAATTAATGTTTAATATAGCTAAATTACCAGAAGCGAGTTATAACGATGTTAGGTTTTTATATCAATCATCTTCAATTAATGGTGGGAGAAAAACAGTAACACACGAATACCCGAATTCAGATATTAGATTTGTTGAGGATTTAGGGGGTCTTAGAAAGACTTACAACATAGAAGCTATAATTGATAATAATAGCAATAATAATCAGCGTGATGCTTTAATTACCGCCCTAGATGCTAAAAATATATTAGGTAAATTGGTTCATCCAGAATATGGAGTTAAGCAAGTTAAATTAATTAACTACACTATAAATAACTCTAAATCTTCATTAGGTATTACTTCATTTTCAATAGTATTTGAAGAGGCAGATCAACCAGTTGTTGGAAAAATAGCTAGTAATACTGGATTTTTAAGTAGATTAAGATCTATTGCAGGTGAAAATATATCTAATAAATTAGAATCTGGCTGGAATACATTTACAAGAGTTAAAGAGGGTTTTGATAAAACTAATCAAATCATAGGAGATACGGGGCGAGAAATAGGTAGGGTTGCTAGTTTAGTTGCTGGTGCTGGTGATGGGGTAAATGACTTTGCAACTTCTATAAATGAAATTGTGAATAATACTCAATCATTAGTAAACTCCCCTTCTGTTTTAGCGGGTAGGCTAACAAATTCCTTTAATGCTTTAGAGGTTGCTTTTGATAATGCAGAAGATGTTTTTAATTCAGTTAAAAATCTAATTGGATTTAAAAATGACGAAGTGGTAACGGGCGATAGTCAAACAAGGCAAGCTACATTAAAAAACCAAGCTTTAATCAATAATTTAATATCTGTAAATACTTTTGCCATAGCTTACAATCAGGCTGCTCAAATAAATTACAAAAATCAAGATGATCTAAATAGTAATATTAAGATTTTAGAGGATGGATTTAAAAATATAACTGGACTAGATAGAGATAGTCAGACTGAACTACAAAGAATTAGAATTGAATTTCAAAAAGTAACAAATGATTTATCAATTTCTTTACCTAAAGTTTCAGATTTTACAACAAACAAAATTCCTTTAAATGTTTTAACTTATCAGCTTTATGCATCATTAGATAAAAAAAATGATATTAAAGATTTAAATAAATTCAGAGATACAAACGAGATTAAAGGAACTATTAAAATCTTAAGTAATGGATAATAAAATTTTCTATGAAATAAACGGAATTAAATATGAGGGGGTAACTTCATTTCAAGCTACCGATTCAATGGTAAATTTTGGCAAGTCATTTTCAATATCTATTACTATTAATAGCGAAATAGCCCCATCTTTATTAAATGCTTCAACTCAAGATGAAATAAAAATCTATATTGATAATAATTTAATTCTAACAGGTTATATAATAGGGCGGAATATAGATTATGATTCATCATCTCATACTATAACCTTTGAGGGTGCAGATAAGGCTACTGATATAATAGATAGCGATGTAATACAAAAAAGCTACAACATAAGAAGCTTTCCTAAATTAATTACTCAAACCTTATTGGATAATGGTTATAATCTAAAAGTGATTAATAATGTCATCGGATTACCTTTATTAGATCAAAACGAAAAAGTGAATACAGAAAGCGGAGAAACTATTATTAATTTTCTATTTAGATATGCTCAAAAAGTGCAGGCATTATTAACAACTAATGAAGATGGTAATATAGTAATAACAAGAGAGGATAAAATAGGCAATATAGGCAATATAGTAAGTGAACAAAACGGAAGTAATAACAATATACTTTCAGCATCTTATCGAGAATCAACAAAGGATAGATTTAATATTGTTGAGGTATTTTCACAAGATACAAATGATTTTCACACAGAACAAGCATCTAATCAACAAGGTAAGTCAATCGATAGTGATATCAGGTCTCCTAGAAGGCGTAGAATAGTTTTCTCAGATCCTACGACTTCAAAATTCCTTAATGATTATGCTAAATGGTTTATTAATGTTAAAAGAGCCAAAGGAAAAACCTATAATGTAAGGCTTCAAGGTTATTATGGGGGTAGTTTATGGAAATCAAATAATTTAGTTAAGGTCAAAGATGATTTTGCCGGATTAAATGGAGAGTTTTTAATTCAAGATGTTACTTACTCAAAATCCCTTAATGGTTCTTTTACTGATTTAGTAATTGTTGAAAAGGGTTCTTTAACTTTAGAGCCTAGTTTATCTGATGTGATTGGTCTTTTTAGCTTACTTTAAGCTTTTACTTTAGTTTGACCAGCAGAATTAATATTAACTGGATAAGTGCCGGCACTACTACCTCCTGTAACCGTAACATCCATACTAGCATTTTCATTTAATACTAATGAAACAGCATCAGCTAGATCAATTTCAGTAGCATTGATGGTAACTTTTGTATTGGCTGTAATGTTTAAATTTTCCATCACTTCATTAATATTTTGATTAGTTGTAATCTCAATATCTCCATTTTGTTTAAAAGTTATTTTGCTATTTTCAGCAATTGGATTTTTTATTTGCAATTCACCATCTAATAAATCATCTGGTTCAATTGGTACATTATAGGGGATACCAAATATATTTGATTTACTACTCAATGAAAAGAATAATAATATTTCACTTGTATTATTTAAGGTTGCTTTTGAATAATAGCCATAAGGATAGATAATCTGGACATTGTTAAGTATTTGACCGTCAACAGTAGATACTTCCGCTCTACCTTTATTTGTAAATCTTTTTAAAAATCCTTTTTGTATCATTAAAGTAAATTTTTTTTATTTGACAATATCCCTATTTTTTAATATTACTTAATTATAAATAACTATTTTTTATTGTCAATAATGAGTCAAGACATAAAGCTATTTCAAGATGGAAATAATAACTGGGATATTGATTTTGACAACGGTGATTTTGCATTAACAAAAGGGCTTGATACAGCAATTTATATGAGTTTATTTTGCGAAAAAAGAGCAGATGCAAATGAAGTGCCAAACCCTATTTTAAGAAGGGGTCATTTTACTAATGAATTTTCAAGAATAGAAAATTACGAGGTAGGCAGTAAATTATGGATATACATAGAACAAGCTAGAAATACCGATCAAAACACTTCTTTAATTGAGGACTCAATAAGAGATAGTTTAAAATGGTTAATAGATCAAGATATTATCAAAGATATTAATATTGAGACTAGTTTTATAGGGTCTAATTTAGAGGTTAATCTTGATATAATTGGTAAATCTCAAGAGGACACAGAAAATTATAATTTATTAATAAATACTAACTAATGCCAATCGCAAGAGATACATTAACAGAGATATTAGAAAGAATGGTTAGTGACTTAGTATTGTCTGTCAATTCTGGACAGTTAGACACTTCTAAACAGATTGACCCTACTATATTAAATAGTTATGTTAGGGGAATTGTTGAAGCTATCGCAGGCGGTATTGATAGTAATAATGATTTAAGCGAACAAGTTTTAGCTCAAATATTTATCCAAACTGCAACAGATGAGTTTTTGGAAAGATGGGGGGTTATTTTTGGAATAACAAGACAGCCAGCAACTAAGGCGATCGGTACTTTATCATTTACAGGATCATCAGGCGGTATAATTCCAATTGGTACAACCTTAACTAGATCAGATGGTAATGAATATATAACAACCTCATCAGGAACTATAACAAGCCAGACTATAAATATATCATCTATTATTAGAGTCGGAACTTTAGCAACTGTAACAACAACATCTAATCATAATTTAGCAACTGGTCAAGTTTTAGACTCAATACAGGGAGCAGATCAGCCAGAATATAACTTAAGCAATATTACAATATCAGTTATTAGTAATAATCAGTTTACTTATCAAGTTACAGGCTCACCGACAACTCCTGCAACTGGAACAATAACAGCTACCGAGATTTATACTTTTGTCTCTATTGAAGCAAGCGACTTTGGGGCTTTGCAAAATAGCGGTTCTGGTTCAGTTTTTACGCTTGTAACTCCTATTGCTAATATTGACGATTCAGCTATTGCAACTTTTGAGGGTATAACTGGTGGGCTAGATATTGAAAGTGATATAGATTATGGTGCTAGAATTTTGGAAAGAACTTCTAATTTTACAGCTCCTTTTACTAAGGGAGGAATACCAGTTTTTATAAAACAATTTATAACTGGTATTACGAGGGTTTGGATTAATGAAGCTACCCCATCAGCAGGGTCAACAGAGATTTATTTTGTAAGAGATAATGATATAAATATAATTCCGACATCTCAACAATTAGCAGATACAAAGATTTTAATTATAAATGGTAATAATTTAACCGACGGAATAAAACCTGCTAATATGCCAGATGATAATGTTTATGTATTAGCTCCAACTGCTGTACCAGTTAATTTTACATTTTCCGGACTTTCTCCAAATACTTCTGATATGCAAGCAGCAATCACTAATTCACTAACTGACTTTTTTAAATCAGATCAAATTGTTTTAAGTGAGGATGTTTTAGAAAATGAATATACAAATGCAATATTTAATACCCTAGATAGTAACGGCAATGTGCCAGTATTTGCACTAACAACACCGACAGGGGATATAACTATTAATACAGGAGAACTAGCTACTCTTGGCAATATAACTTTCCCATAATGCCTATAATACAAAAAATAACACAGACACAGCAAGCAGACATATTAGCTCAATATATAAGAGATGATAGGTTGCACCAAGCTAAAAATAAGGAGGGGTCAAACTTGAGAAAAGTTTTAATTGGTATTGCAGAGGAATTTGTGAGATTTAGGGATAAAGCAAATCTTATTTACGATGATTATGACCCTAGTAAAACAGATCAATTAATAACAGATTGGGAAACTCAAGTAGGAATCCCTGATGATTGCTTTAATAATACTGGAACCTTAGAAGAAAGAAGAACAAATATTTTATTGAAGTTAGCAGGTATAAATGTAACCACAGAACAACAATTTAAAAATGTAGCTTCAATTCTAGGCTTTAATATAGAGGTTAGTAATGGTGTTGAGACTTCAACGTTTCCCTTAACTTTACCATTTATATTATTAAACCAAGACGAAGCGCCTTTTACAATAATTATTACCTTACCAGCGAGTGAGCAGCCTGCTGGCTTACCTTTGGAGCTGCCCTTTACATTAACAAGTCAAGCACCAGAGATTTTAGAATGTTTATTTAATAAAATAAAACCTGCTCAATGTAATTTAATTTTTAGATATAGTTAATTATGGCAAAATTTGATGATAAAGTAAACGGCAATACAGTATCTGCTGATGAATATAATAATATGGTCAGAGCTTCAAAGAATTTAATTGAAGATTCTGGACAAACGATTGACTCAAGTAATACGCAACTATCAAAGGCAGTTGCAAACTATGTAGCATCTGGTTCTTTTTATACTGATTCAGGTATTGCAAACGCTTATGTTTTAAATACCACTGGTTCCTTTCAAGCTCCAACCGCATATGTTGATGGTATGGAAGTTCGCTTTAGAACAAGCAACACAAATACAGGAGCATCAACTATCAATGTTAATGGGTTGGGTGCTAAGAATATTAAAAATTCTGATGGCACAACTGATATTTTAGCAGGATTTATTTCAAATAATAGAGATATTTCATTAAGATTTTATAATGATTGTTTTATTCCTAGTAACGAAATAACACAAGCAACAATATCAACAGCTGGTCAATCATTATTACCAGATCAAATAACAATCTCAAATGGTACAGATTCAGATCATGATATTGATTTTACGGCTGGTAATTTTCAATTTGACGATGGTTCAGGTCAAGCGGTAGCAACAGCATTAACAAAGCAGATTGATGCGGCTTGGGTAGCAGGAGATAATGCGGGGGGTTTATTTACTGGCTCAGTTGCGGCGGATACATTTTACTATTGCTTTGTTATTAAAAATTTAAGCACTGGAGTTATAGATGCAGGATTTGATCCTAGTTATTCAAGTCCCACACTTCCTAGCGGATATACTAAAAAAGCTTATAGAGGAGCGATACTTACTGATGGATCAGGAAATATTAAAAATGGTAGCTACACTTTTTTTAATGGCGGTTACAGGTTTATATATAGCACAGCTGTACTAAATTACTCAGCGACGACTCCTGCATATAATACTTATAATATTACTTGTCCACCATTTTCTTTAGCTCTCATTGATGGAGATTTAGCTAATAGCTCAACAGCTTCTTATACAAAATTTCAGGTAGGTTCTACAATAGAAGGTGGCGGTATTTTTTCTGGAGTTATATCAAGCACAGTAGCATCAAGAAGCGCTATAACACCACCTTTTCCAATAAAGGTAGATTCTAATTCACAAATAAAATTTGGATATGTTGACGGAATAGCATGCGCTTATTCCCTTTATATTAACGGTTGGATCGAATATTTATAATTATGATATATTTAAAAAACAAACAAACAAATGAAATTAAAACTTTTGAAGTAGATAATTATCTACAATTAAGTAAAAACATTAGAGATCAACATATTGAGGCAACTCAAGATGATATTGATACTTATTTATTGCAAGAAGCTAAAAATAGTAAAATTGTAGAAATAAAAGCCGCGAAAGATGAAGCTTTATATTTACCAATAGATTATTTAGATACTCAATTTATATCTAGTGAAAAAGCTAGTCAAAACATATTAGGGGCTTTAGTTCTAAATGGTGACGATAATCAATGGCTAGATATTAATGGTAATGTTTTAGTATTATCTAGGGCGGAATTAGAGCAGTTAGGTATTCTTATAAAAACACAAAGGGGAATTGTTTATAACAATGAATCTACTAAAATAACAGCAATAAATAATGCTACCACCATTGAAGAAGTAAATAATATAACTTGGTAATGAAAAAAGTAAAAATTAATTTCCACCAAACAGAATTAAGTACTAAATCTATTAAGTATTTTGCTAGATTCATTATCCAATATGGCACTTACAGAGATAGGGTTGAGATAGGAGGTCGAACAATATCATCGGAGCATGTCTCAATCGATATGGGAGATCATGTCTTTGAATCGAGAGCAATAGTAGGGAACATAAAAACCCCTGCCGAATTATGGTATAAGAAGCTTAAAAAGGATGTTAGAATCGACAGGGTGGAAATCGAAGTTACAGATAAGGAATACGACATTATCCGAAAAGATCTAATAAATTACGTTGGTAAAGGTAGATATTCGCTATTATTAGCAATATTTTCAGAGATCGAAGAATGGGGTATTATACCAAGACTAATTAAAAATAAGATTTACAAATATGTTGGCAAAAAGAACTCACTACATTACTGCTCTAAGTTTGTTCAAATGGCTTTAAATAAAGCAAATATAGTTCCTAAGATAGAATTTTTTACGCCTAACGAGCTATTAAAATGTCTAATTAGCGAGGATTACGATTTAATTTATGGATATATAAATGAAATGGAATAATATAAAAGATATATCATTATTAATTTCCGCAATAATCTTTGGGTCGATGGCTGTCTTGAATTATTTTGATAAAGGAAGGTCTATTTCTGTACATAATATTAATAATGCAAAGATCCAAAATGTTTTACAGGAGGATATTAAATATTGCGGCATAGGTTATTATT